AGTCCGATAAACGGCACTTTATTACACTGAAGTGCGCTCGCCGCTCTGCACTTTACTACAGTGAAGTTTACTACACTGAACTGTATGACATTAAAGTAAATTGTTAACAGGTTGTTCATGATTTTATTCGTCCGGTATGGTATTATAATCTTGCAAGGGAAAGCCCCTTGTAAACAAACTGAATGCAACACTAATTGTAAAGGAGTATTACACATGAAAATCAAGATTCCGTATGTGGTCATTACTGCCATTAAAGGCCGTGAAGTTAACGATGTGGTTTTTATCGACACAGCAAGCCGGAAAACTTGCGCGGATAACATGAAGGCAAATGGTGGCCGCGTGCTCAACACTGTTGTCAAGAGGTGCGAACTTGACCTCGATTACACAGATGCGGTTTCCGAGGTCATTTTTACCGAGGTGTGCAAGCAGTCTGGTGCTAATATTGCGTGGGACGATATCGCGGGGGTGTTTATCGACATTCCGGCAGAAAGTGAAGGTGATATCAATGCCTGATACTTGCCCTAATTCCTGCCCCGCTGTTACCAACGTAACGCACGTTATGCTGTATGAAGATGCCGCGCAGAACATCTATGGTATTGTGTACGACAAGGACGGCAACGTGCTGAACGTGGTTTCCGGTGTCGGTAAACTCGACCCCCTGCCCATTCATGCATTCGAGGAAGCGGCGCGGCGCGGCTTCCCGTACTCCCCGCAGTGGAATCCGTGCAACCATGACGGAAAGACCATGGAACAGATTGTGGCAGAGCTGGAAGCCCAGCGGCACCACATCGCCACTATCTTCACCAATCAGTCGCCGACCGCCCTCTTTCCCACCAACGGCGATTCTACCGCAAAGCAGTTCCTGTTGCGCTGGATTTTCTGAGGGGGTGAACGTATGCAGGATATCAATAACAAATTGGCCGAAATCGTGGAACTGCTGAAAGATATCAGCAAAACGGTCCTGTCCATGATGGCAACGCAGAACGCAATTAACGCCAAACTGGACACTGTTAACAACAAACTGGATGACCTCATCCGCAAATAACAAAAGGAGAATTATATTATGGCTATCACGAAAAAGACCGTTGACCCCGCACCCGAAACCATGAACGACCGCCCCACCCTGAATTTGACCGGTGCAACCATTCAGGCCGCGTATCAGTTGAGTGACACTTGTATTGTGTTCACTCTGAACATTCCGGGCGTTTCGTTGCGCGATATGCGTCTTGTTGAGAAGAAAGCAGGCGGGTATTTCATCAGCACCCCGCAGGCCAAAGGCAAGGATGGGCAGTATCATGACCGGTTCCTTGTGTACCTGTCTGCTACTGATGAACAGCGCGTCATTAAGGCGGTCTTGAACCACTTTTCCGGCACGAACGAAAAGCGGGACTTTAAGACCCGCTACGAGGTGTAATAGAATATGAGCAAGCGGAACGAAACGCCGCTTGACCTTTACACGGGCGGCGGCTGGATTAACATTCCGGCTGTCGCCCGTTTGGGGTGTTGGTGTAACATCCTGATAGGTAAGCGTCAAGTTGGTAAAACCTATGGCACACTTAAATATATGTTGAAGAACAACATACATTTTTTATATCTACGACGCACCACAACGGAGTTTGACGCTATTACGTCTGACCCCGACTTGAACCCCTTTTTACCTTTGAAAAATGAAGGGTTTGACGCGGATGTTGTAAAAAGTGGCAAAGTCACATACACGATAGGAAAATTCGAGTATGAGGACGGCAAACCAAAGCAATGTTTAGAAAAGTATGGCATTGGCATGACGCTCCCAAGCATCGCAAATATTCGCGGCTTTAATGGTTCTCAATTTGAAGATGTTGTATTTGATGAATTCATTCCGGAACGAATTGTGATGAAGCGCAAAGCAGAGGGAGACGCCCTACTAAACGCTTATGTTACTATCAACGGCAACCGCGAATTAGAAGGGCATCCGCCTCTTAGAATTTGGTTACTTGCAAACGCATTTGATATTGCGTCCCCCATTCTTGTTGAATTGGGCGTTGTGGATGAAATCGCAAAACTTGCCAGAACGGGCAAAGAATGGACCGCCACCAAGTCGGGTATTTTCATCGGTATGCCGAAAAGTTCCGCCGTATCAACAAAGCGTGCTAACACGGCGTTTATGCGGCACATGATGAAAAACCCGGATAGCAAGTTTTATCAGATGGCAATGGAAAATAAGTTTGCATATAACAATCTTGAACAAGTCCGACCGATGAACTTACGCGGCATGAAACCGGAATTTCAGGTTGCAGGGTTGTTTTGCTACCAATATGACGGAAACCACTATTATTTGTGCCAGTCCCCGCACCAGTCCCGCGAAATATACCCGGACACCAGCGCAGGGAAGCAGGCGTTTCGGCTTGCCCATCCATATTTCCAAACCATGCTTGTTTTAAATCAAGTGTGGGTTTCCGACGTTCCTACCCTGATAAAGATAAAACAATATCTTGACATTCAGGATTGAATACGTTATTATAATAAGTAGCGGGGGACCCCGAAAGCAAAGCGCCCCGGAAGGGCGTGGGGTTGCATTCTTTGCTTGCATACCCCCGCATTTTAAGAAATGAGGTGAACAAACTTGCTCACATTTTCATACAGTGCGGATAAAGAGAAAAACATATCTGCTCACTTTAAGGTAAAAGAGTTCCACAGCAGAAAAGACCCCGCCGACCTTGTGAAGGTAGACGAACGTCTGATTGCACTGCTGGAAAATATTAGGAACCACACCGGCAAACCCGTTATCATTAACAGTGGTTACCGGAGCGCGGCATACAACGCCACAATCAAAAACGCGGTTTCTAATTCCCAGCATGTGCAGGGAAAGGCCGCAGATATCAGGATCGCGGGTGTTCCCCCCGCCAAGGTTGCCGAAATCGCCGAATGCTATTTGGGCAGTTCCGGCGGTATCGGTATTTATTCGACTTTCACCCACGTTGACGTGCGCAAGTCGTGCGCACGCTGGAAAGGAGCGTATTAACAATGGCACTTACTTTGAATGATGTTCTGACCCTTGGCAAGATGGGCTTTACCAAAACTGACATTGCCGCACTGATGGGCGCACAGCCTGCAACCCCGGTGCAGACCACCCCGCCCCCTGTTGCAACGCAGTCTGCCGCGATTGCTACCCCTGCCGCAGTTTCTGCAACCGCCGTTCCGGCGGCACAGACCAGTGCACCCGCCGCGCCGGATTATGGTGCGCTGGTTGCCGGTCTGGCTGACCTTTCTGCCAAGGTTTCCGCGCTTTCCGTTCCGTCTGCTGGTGTTGTTGGGTCCGTTGCCCCCGAAACCAGTATTGAAGATATCATTTTGAGCGCCTACCAGCCCAAACAGGCCGACGCACCCGCGCCGGATTTCATGAAAGGAGTGAACATGTAATATGGCAAATCCCAATATCCCCGCCAAGGCGGGCATGAGCGTTTTCCGACCGCAGGACATCTACGCCATTGCTAACGCGCTGGTGAAGGAAGTTACCGGCCAGACCCCGGCAATCACTGCTGTTGACACAAGTTCTTTTGTCAACGTTGGGCAGATGTGTCTGGACCAGAGCAAAGAGGGCACGTTGCAGGCCCTTTCTAATATGATTGCCCGCACCATTATTGCGGTGCGTCCCTACTCTGGCCGCTTCACCAGCATTGAAGCAAGTTCGCAGGAATGGGGGCTGTTCATTCGTAAAATCGCGTTTTTCAGCGGCGATTTTGACGAAACTAAATTTATCAACACGGTCCAGAACCCCGAAACCCTGAAGGACGGCAACAGCGTTGATATGTACAGAATCAAAAAGCGGTACCCGCTGGAGATGTTCTATACCGGTGAAAGCACCCTGAACCAGCGGTACACCACGTTCAGGGAACAGCTGAAAACGGCTTTCCAGAGCGAAAGCGAATTTTCGGAATTTCTGAACGGCATGATGGTGGAAATCGGAAACGACGTTGCTCGATGGAAAACCGCCGAAAACCGTGCCGTTGTGATGAACTTTATTGGCAGTCTGTACAACACGGGCAAGGCAGGCCAGAAGGTCAACCTTACGGAACAGTTCAACGCGGCCCGTGATACCCAGTATACCACCCGCGAACTGCTTACCACTCATTTGCAGGAGTTTCTGTCGTTCTTTGTTTCCTATCTGGAAACTCTGACCGGCCTGATGGAAGAATCTAGTGAACTGTACCACCAGACCCCGGCCTGTACCGATGACAACGGCAACGTTCTGCAACTTCTCAGGCACACACCCAAGAGCGAACAGAAGTTGCTCCTGTATCAGCCCCTTATTAACGACGCCAAGGCGTGGGTTTATCCTGCTATTTTCGGTCCGGGTTATCTGAGCTTTGGCAACTATGAGGGTGTGCAGTTCTGGCAGAACATCAACAACCGTTCTGCCATTTCGGTTATTCCCGCGCAGTTCGACGTGAACACCGCAAAACAGGTTAAGGGCAAGGCCGTCAAGCTGGATTATGTTGTCGGCCTGCTGTACGACCGCCGCGCGTTGGCTACCAACTACCGGCAGGACAGCGTCTATACGACCCCGTTTAATATTTCGGGTGAGTATTACAACACGGAGCATCACTGGAAGATGAACTATATGCAGGACCCGACCGAAAACGCCGTGCTTTTCTACATGGCTGACCCGGTTGTCGGTCCGTAACAAGCCGAAAAGGCCCGACCGTAAAAGGCCGGGCCTTATTTTATAGAAAGGAAGGTGTTATATATGGCACGCGGCGAATTTCAGGGTGCAGTACCGGAGCCTACGGTAACACACGGCTATCACTTCCACTTTGGAAACGTTGACAAGAAAATAAACAGCACAAAAATTTTTGGTTATGACGTGCTGAAAGATGAAGAACGGTGCGATTTCAAAAAGGTTACCAGCATGGAACGCCCTGTTATTTTTGTGAACCTGAACAGCCTGAACATCTCCCCACAATGGAATTACTGTCATTGTGAGGAAACTGAAAGCTATTATTGGATTCGTGATATTTCGGTTGGTGTGTATGGGCGGGGTTCCGCAAACATCTGGCAATTTGCTTTGGAGCTTGACCCGCTGGCAACCTACCGTAGCACCATTTTAAAAACCAAGGCGTTTATCGAATACGGATTTAACAGCGATGCCAGCGGCGCACAGTATCGTTTGCAGGATTCCCGGCAGGCGGTTGCAATGAAACCCACTGTTGCAACTATCACGGCAGATATTACGGATGGCAAATTGGGCGATACTGACGGTATTTATATTTTGTCTGCTGTTGGTAAAAGTGGCCTGTTATCTTACAAGATAGACCGAACGCAATTAGAAAATTTATTGACTGCCGTTTCCACGACGTGGGAAGCAACCACAAAAGCATTTGTTCGGTGGGAGCTGGCTCTGCCTGAGTTTATGAACAAGTTAGTATTTGGTGATACCGCAACAAGTTGCATTCGCTCTTGTATTTGGTTGCCCATAGCACAGAGTGGAGCCGGACGCGGTAAGGAAATAACGTTAGGGCAGTTCAACACCGGCGTGTTTGGTCGAGTTGTCACGAAAGACGACAATCTTTCTGTTCATACAGATATTGCGATACCATGGCCCGCCGCTGACTGGAAACGGCTTAATTGCCAGATTCAGTTGTATATCCCCATGGTGGGCGTTGTCGGTATTCCCGTTGACCAGTGCAACAACGCCGCGACAGTTGGTGTTGACTGGTGCATGACCTATTTGGACGGCAGTGTGTCGATTAAAGTAACCGCCGGAAGTTATTGCTGTTATGTTGGTTCCACTAACATTTCCAGCGTGTACGGTATCGGCACATCCAACATTGACCCCGTTAAAGCGGTTTCCGGCTCTATTGCCGCCGTCGGTTCCGCTCTACAGTTTGGCGGGGGCGTTGGCGCGGCAATGGGGCCGTTTGGAGCGGCTACAGGAGCCGTTGCCGGTCTGGCCGCTGGTGCTGAGGGCATCAAACAGAGCATTCAGCCCATCAATCAGTGCGTCGGCATGACCACTGGAGCAAGTCAAACGTTACTGCCGACTGATGCACAGTTGACGCTGTTATATTACCCGCCCATTGACGATTCCGGGTATCAGGGTTTGTATGGTTATCCGGTCATGCGTGTAGCGACCCCGGCAAACGGATATTGCAAAACGCGTGGTTTCAGTTGCCAGCCAAAAGGCGCAAAGCCGGATGAAATCGCATACATCAACGCCGCTATGGATTCCGGTGTATTCATTGAGTAAAGGAGTGATGATAAATGTATCAGTGCTACGATGGGCATTACGATTGTACCCCGATGCCGTGCGGTAGGTTTGACCGCACGTTTTCCACTGACACCCTGACGTATTGGGAGCGTTCTTTCTTTCAGCGCATGCGCGGCATGTTTGAGTTTACCGGACTGCCGGAAGCCGGAGAGGGTCAAATTGCTTGGGACTACGACGCGTTTTTGTATCAGCTGTTTCGGATGGGTTACGCGGTGGTTTTCCAGTCCCGCAAATACGGCGTTGTTGTCCAACCCGGATTGCCGACCGGTTACGGCCTGCAATTCCAGCCGCGCGGCATGCAGATTTCAACGCCATTTTTCAACTTTCCCCGCCCTCTGGAAATTGGCCGGGAATGCGGCGTTATCAAACTGACCCCGGACTATCGCGGCGCGTGGGATATTATCTTGAAATATGCGCGGGAAATGCAACTGGCAGAGGTTGCCATCCGTCAATCCGCTTTGAACGCGCGGTTTGCTTATGGTGCGTTCGCCAAAGACGACAAACAAAAACGGTCCTTGGAAATGTTGTTTCACAGACTGGCAAACGGCGAACCCGGTATCATTGTCAACGCCGACCTTAAAAAGTCCATTGGTGCGGGGGGCAAAGAAGAGTCCTATGAACTGCCCATCATGCAGTTTGACCGCGATTTGTCCAAAAATTTTATTCTGCCCGATTTGATGGAATACCGGCGCAACATCCTTTGTGACTTTTACCGGGAATTGGGCGTATCTGTCCAGCCCAACAAAAAGGAACGCATGGTGGTACAGGAAAGCAAGGCCGCAGACGCGGAAACGTTCAACCGCCGGGAAGTGTGGCGTATTACATTAGAAAAATCCTTGAATATCGTTAACAAAATGTACGGAACCAACATCAACTTTAAAATCGTGGAACCTGACCTTTCGGCAATTGACGAACGTTCCACATGGAACAATGAGGGGGTTAAGAACAATGCTGGTGAATGAACTTGTATCTTCCTGCAATCTGGAAGCCCTGTTAATGGTTGACCCTGACCTTTTTGCAAATATGGTTGTGCCGGACGGTGTCGAAAAGGCGGGTGTTATTGCCGCTATCCGGCGTTCACACGGTCTGGCCCCGCTGTATCACCCGGACCCGTTTTGGATGAAGTCTGAACTTTATTGGTGGAGCCGGGAAAATTTGCCAATCTGGAAAAAACTGTTTGCCACTACCAAGTTAGACTATAACCCCATCTGGAACACGGATATGACGGAACGCACCCGCGATACGACCGAAACGACCCGGGACACATCCGAACAGACCACTCAGCATTCGCAGGGCGGGGCACATGACCAGAAGCAGAGTGCAGATGACCGGCATACTATGGAAACCTCCGGCAATCTGTACCATGAGAACACCAAGGGTGATGGGTTTACCACCGATAACACCGCAGGGCATGGCGAAACGACCGCCGATGAAACCCGGAATACAACCGGCAGTCTGAACCGCTTGACCACTGGAACCCGGAACACTGCACATGATGAAACCATGACCGATAAAATCAGCACCACCAAAGACGGCACAAGCAAAGTTATTAATGACGTATCTGCCGAAAATGAAGCGGAATACCAGCCCTACGACCAGACCAACACGACCACTCATGAAGAGGGAACCAGCGATGAGACCCGGAAAACAAACTGGACAGAAAAGGAAGATACGACCGGGACCCAGACCGACGGAACCACGGAAGATATGACCGACAAGCAGGCCACCACGTCGGACACGATTGGTAGGGCACACGGCACTTACGGTGATACCGGCAGTACCGACGGGCACGGGCACACGGAACGGCAGAATGGAGAACGGGGGACCGCTCAGGAAACCGCCGTCAATGCCCACGATGAACACGCCCACGGTATGACCACGGGCAAGGTCACGGAAACCGTTGTGACGACCCACGAATATGCCAAGGGCGGCAACATCGGCGTCACAACAACGCAACAGATGATTGACGCAGAGCGTGAAAGCGTGCTTTTTAATATCTATCAGGTCATCGCCGATTCTTTCCACCGCACATTTTGTCTTGACGTTTACTGATAGGGGTGATACAATATGTATACAGAGATTTTGTGCGCGGTCATTTCGGGGGCGGTCACACTGGTAGGCGTGTTGATTGCTAACAGTAGGTCCCAAGCGGTGACGGAAACGCGGCTGGATGAACTGACCCGGGAAGTCCGCGAACACAACAACTTTGCCCAGCGTGTACCCGTGCTGGAAGAAAAAATCAACGTCGCAAATCACAGAATTTCCGACTTGGAAGAAAGGAGCAAAAATCATGAAACTTCCTATTAAGCCTGAGACTATCGCAAGAACGCTTGTGCTGGTGCTGGCCCTCATTAACCAGTGCCTGAGTGCGGCGGGCAAGTCCCCGCTTCCCATCGACAACGAAACGCTGGAACAGTTCGTCACGGCGGGCATTACCACCGCCGCCGCCCTGTGGGCGTGGTGGGAAAACAACAGCTTCACTCAGAGCGCTTTGCAGGCCGACGAAATGCTGGCAAGTCTGAAACACAAAAACAAGTGAGGTGCTATCCATGGATTACCCGTTTTGCGCAAACCCCGGGTACACCCCCGGGGACCCCGGCATGTACGATTTGCGGTGGATGGTTGCTCAGATTCAGAGCCTGACCACCCTTGTGCAGGGTATCGCACGCGGACAGGAAGCGCAGGGCGGCAACATTACCGCCCTGAACACCGCCCTGTCCGACCTGACCAAAGCGCAGGAGTGTATCAATCGGCGTCTGGACGCAGGCGACTTTGAGAACGAAAACTTTATTGAGTGGGCGGACAAGAATCTGCCTGCCATGGTTAACGAAATGGTGCATTTCGTTTGGTTTGGCCTGACGCCTGACGGCCATTTCGCGGCATACGTTCCGCAGAATTGGCGCTGGCTTATCTTTAACACCGGCGTTGATATCACCAAACCGGATTACGGACACCTTATCATTACCTATTAAGAAAGGAGAAAGCATCATGAGTTGTTGCGACAAAGACAAACATTGCCACCCGTACCCCATCGAACCGGCACCGTTTGCCCCCGGCGGTTGTGACCCGCACCCGCCTTGCCCGCCCAGACCGCCGCGCCCCCCGTACAAGCCGGGGTGCCCGCCGTCTCAGTACATCGGTTCCCGGTATGTGCCGATTTTTGCGGACCCCATCGAGTGGGACAAATCCAAGGCTTATGAAAGTCTTACCATTGTCGTCCATGATGGGGAGAGCTACACCAGCCGTTGCAACGTCGGCCCCGGCATTGATATCACGAATACCACTTATTGGGCAAAGACTGGTGCATATAATGCCATTCTGGAACAGTACCGGAATGAAGTCGGTGACCTGAGTTCGCAGGTGACCAGCTTTGCCACGGACAACGCGGAATTCCGGAAGAAAATTGACGGTTACGACAAGGATAACGCCGCCATGAAGGAGACCGTTTCCAGCTACACGGAAAAGGTGGACAAACTTACGGAGCGCGTCACCGCTGATGAAGCCGATATCGACGCCGTGCAGGCGACGACCGCCCAGCACACCAAAGACATTGCAGACCTGAAAGCAAAGGACGCCGACCTGCAACAGCAGATTTCCGCGAACGACACCGATATTGCCAACATCAATGACCACCAGACCGAACAGGATTCCCGTCTTGACAGCATCGAAACGGTCAACGCCAAGCAGGAAACCGCAATCACGAAAAATGCGTCGGATATTGCCGCAGAGGTGAGCCGCGCAAGCGCGGCAGAGAATGCCAACGGCAAACTGATTGCGCGGAACGCTGAGGAACTGGCAAAGCATGCTACACAGCTGACCAACCACGAAAGGCGCATTACCGCGCTTGAAACGGATAACGTTACCAACAAGGCCGATATCCGGAACAACGCGGCGAAAAACACGGCACAGGATGCCGAAATTGAACAGGTTCGGGACCTTGCAAACCATAAGGTGGACCAGACTGTGTTTGACGCCGCCGATAAGCTGAACGTTAAATACAGTTCCAACGAACGTAGACTTATTACGGCCCCCGCACTGTTTGAAAGTGCTATCCGGACACGGACGGACCTGAACACGACTGTTGTAATGGGTACCAATACGGAAAACACCGGAACGGGGCTTTATGGTAAAGTTCCTTTGGCTAGCCTTGCCCTGAAATCTGAGGTTGACACCGCCCAGAGCACGGCAGACACGGCAGACGGTAAGGCCGACGCAAACACCGCTGTCATTGGTAACTGGAACACGGACCACCCCAGCCAGACTATCAGCCAGTGCGTAACGTCTCAGGAAACGGAGCTGGAACAGCACGCGGGAGACATTGCCCGTCTGGAAGCGGACAAAGCGAATAAAACCGACCTGAACCAGTATGTGACCAACACCACATACACCGCAGGCCAGAAAACGCAGGACGACCGGATTACCGCGCTGGAAAACAAGCCTGCCAGTGATTTCCGCATGACGTGGGGGCAGTTCACGGCAAAACCTGTAACCGGACCGGTTGCCGCGTTCAACGGGGTTGGTTATATGGTTTCCGGCACTCCTCAGGCCCTCGATGTGGTTCTGGCAGGGTCCTTGCCTGTTGAGGATAACCCCATTATTGACGGCAATTTCATCCCTTATAGATTTGACGCCCCCGACTTTGAGTTCCTTTCCCTCTATCTTCTGTTCTTCACATCAAGTGAAAACTTCCTTACGGAGATACACCTTGGACCGGGTGCGGGGCCTGCCAGTGGCGGCGTTTCTGTTGCCAACGGATTGTATAAAATGACTATTACGGGCACATCCGTTGATGCGGCCGTAACTGATATCAAGCAGATTCGCGGTTATTCGTGGTACATTGGCCCCAGCACCGCCGGTGATGCTGGCTAACTGCATATAACCAAGCGCCCCCGCTCTATGAGCGGGGGCGCTTTCTTGTTCCATGTGGAACATCATCCCATTTTTGTTTCTTCAAAATCGACCTTTTGCCCCCCGACTTCATAACGGCGCGGTTCCATCACAATCCAAGACGCGGATTCCGTTGGTTTGGCAAAATCGGTGCGGCGCTTTATCGGGCTATCGTGGTATGTGAGCATCTGCCCGCCTGCATCAACCACTACCAGAAAATCATTCAAATTATTAATATCATCTTTGAGGGCGGCGACACCTTCCTTTTTTCCAACGCCTGCAATAGTGCTTTCAAGTGCGCCATCACATGTACGGGCGGCATAGCATTTCGCGTGAAGAAACCGGAATTCCTTATAGCCGTATTCTGCATTCGGGTGTTCATCCTCAGCAATACCAATATAAATTTTTTTACCGTCTTTGCGTTCAACAACAACTTTTCGGGCAACACACTGTTGCATGATTTCACGGTTGTATGCGTCCACGCCTGCAACCTTGGGGCCTTGGAATTTGCAACTGTCCGTGTCCCAATAAATGACGTTGTCCCAACCTACGATTTTTAACAACTGCCAGAGCTTGAGACGGGTCAAACTGGCTGTCCATAATCCCCACAAAAACGGAAACTTGCTTTCTTGACTTTTGGCGACGTCATCCGGTGTTTTGCTGTCCAGATTGGTTTCCCAGTCGGTGCGGGTAAACTCGATTGTGTCCGCAATGTTTGCGGCATATTCATCCCGCACCGTCTTTTGGGCGCACGCGCCGAAAATGGTATTGACACAGATTTTTGAAAACATGTAGTCTGGAGTACCTTTCATTGTCTCTTTCACCCGGAATTTTTCGTAAATGGCTTTTCGGAAACTGTCTGGCAGATAGGCCAGCCGGAAGCACACACTTTCTATGGCAACCATGTTATCAAACGTGTATGCTTCTCGAATTCGTTGCCAGTCATTAGAATCACAGTACAAATATATACCGTCTGCACCTAACAAACGCCCATTATCTACCCCCCGTTCGCCCTCAATCGCGGCGCATTTGCTAACGCTGATAACGGGGTCGGGGCATTCGGGCAGTATATCCGGATTAACAAGCAAAATCTTTGCGACCCATCCAAAACCGTTTTCTATTAGATTTTCCATATCTTCCATCGGGGTTTCGTCGGGTAAGTCGATAATGTGCCCCGCTGGAAATTTCCACAGTAGTTGTTGCGACGGGTGAGCGCTTTTAAAGTCGTAGCTATTGCAATTGGTGTACGTCTGTCCGGCACGCCACCGCGTGCCGTGCGTGTCACCGCCTGCCATTGCCTTATAACACAGCTTCATCTGTTTTGCGTTCATCTTCAACGCGTCCATGCGGCGGCGGCAGTTTTGGTCATGCGAAATTTCGCCATTAACAGCTTGAATCACCATTCCTGTATTGGTTAAAGGAATTGACGCCGCATTATAATTGCGCTCCTTTTTCATTCGTTCAATCGCTTCCCACAATCCCAGCACGTCGTTGACACAATATGCGAATTCTATATCATCAAGTGGCGTGTCGGGTGTACGATGAATACTATAATCCAAATCGCCCTTTAATTTGGCGTGTAAGCAACCCTCAGTTGCACGGGCAAGCGATTTTTGAAAAAGTTTCAAGCTGTCCCGAAATTCAATTCCGTTGTCAAATTCCAGATACAAGGGCTTTCGACTTTTGGTGTACAAGGCTTTGCAATCGCCCCAGCGGTTGCACAGCATTTGAATCAAATAGGTATATTCATAACCAAGATTATGCACATACACAACCAGCCGTTTTTTCTCACTAACGTGCCATTTGTCCACAATCGTTTCCATAATATGTGCCCAGTCCTCAAAATATCGCGGGACAACGACCGCGCCACCAATACAGGTTTGAAAACTATAGGCGAACCCGTCCGCGTCACTGTTCGTCGTCTCAATATCAAACGTGCAAGTAACATCAAGATACTTTTTACCAAAATATTTTCGTTCGCCGCTCTTTAGTTTCTTGCGTCCTTTTGTAACTGCTTTTGGACGCTTGAGCATTGGCAAAAACTCTTGTAAAGTTTCGGCGATGTATGTATCTTGACTGTATCGCATTAGGGGTTCCTCTTTTTACCGTGTTTGCGTAATGACTGTAAGAGCGCCGCGCCCTCTTTTCGGTCATCTTCCACCATTTGCCCAAACTGTTGAGACCGCGCGCGTTGTTGTCTGATTTCGTCCAACGACCCCTCAGCGGCGCGGCCTGAAACAATTTCTTCATAGATGATATCGGACCCCAACAGGTTTTCCCATTCTGCCGTCATGTATTTTTCAAACAGCGCTGACATACTGGCAACATCACCTTTGAATCCCATTTCCTGAGCGGCCTTTAGTACCCGCTGTTGATGCTCCCGCATGCCGCCAACTGTTGACGTCGGAGCAGTCATAAAATCGCGGAGTTGATAAAATTCTTTTTGAAGCTCCTGCCGGGTAGCACTGGAAACCTTTTCACGATATCGCGGAATATCCTTTCCAGTTTGCCGAATTGCCCGCTGATATGCTGATTTCGTCAATCCTGCTTTTTCCAGCGCACGCAAGCGATTATTTGCCGCCTTGGCGGCACGCTTTACGATATCGCGGAGTTCGTCGGTGCTGTACGCGTTTGCCGCCCTTTCGCCTTTGGCATAATCGGCCCACGGTTTCGCGCGAAATGGACGGCCTTTACCGCCCTGTTTACGCTTTGCTTTGGTTTCTTTCTTATCTTTAAGTTTAGCGGCTTTCCGCTGTTTGGCGGCTTTCTTATTGCTGACCTTTGGGGGTTTCTGTATCATACGGGATTCTTTTCCAACGGGTTCTTCCCGGACAAGCCCGGTTTGCGTTTTCAGTTTCTTCATTTTGCACCTCTCATATCAAAATATTGTACCCGGAAATCCCCGCCCGGTAAAAGTACAACATTCGGATTAAACATATTTTTTCTAATGAACGTCATATACTTGTCGAATTCTTTCATGGTCATCTGCTTGCATCCTGCTTTAAGACGCCAAGCAAAACCGTGGTCAATTCGATTTACAGGGAACGCTTTTTCCGGTTCACAAGTGACGTGTTCATAAATATAAACTTTCATGTTATTACATCCCCTTTTTGCTGAAATACTGAATACGGATATCACCGCCCGGCAGTTCGGTCATGTACGGGCGGTTCCCGTTTGCCCTTAAGTAGTTGTACAGATTGCGAATACCCTCATTGCTGTATGCCTGTTTCGTTGCGGCAATGACCTTGTAACCGCTCAAACGAACCCGTTCGCCGTCTTTCATCTGGCTAACGTCAACTGCCTTTTTGCTGGTCCAATCCAGTTCATACAAGTGTAACATACGCATTATTCCAAATCCCCCTTGTTGTAATAGGCGACTAATTCCTTTTCGCCTTTCTTGTGGCCCCGGTCATTCCGGAGCGCTTCACGCATGAGCTTTGCGCAAGCCCCGACCGGCTCCAAATAATACTTGAATCGGTCCGTGATGTACGGTTCTTCCGGGTGAGATAACACCCGGTTTTCGACCGTGTCAAAATTGGCAATGCAAATGTACTTAATCATTGTTAACTCCTTTCTTACCATTAAGAGTGTTTAAAGTAGTTGGTGTAAAACGGAACCTGTTCGCCCGTCTCATATACACAAATATAAGTGCTGTCTCCATGGTCTACCGCGTCATAATGTAAGCCGTTCGAGTTTCTAACGGCAGTACCGGCTTTAGATGCCTTTTCAATCAGTTCAAAAATAATGTTCATATCAATCATGGTGTTCGTCCTTTCTCTTGAGGTGTGTTCCCTTTCACTGCCTATAGTATACACTAAAATTGTGAACTAGATATTAACAAATCATGAACAACCTGTTAACAATTTACTTTAATGTCATA